GTTACTTGCTCCAAGTGTAATCGCCACTGCATTAGAACTAGAAGTTAAGTTAGTAACCGTTGGACGCTGCGCTCCTGTCCATACATTGTCTGCTGATAACGTAGCTAATGTCGCCCCTTCAACAGCTATTACACCCGCTGACACTCTTGTCACTGTCGTATCTGTAGCTGCACCAACATTAACAGCAGTAAACTGAGGAGATGAGCCTGTACCAACTCCAAGCGCCGTTGCGGCTGCTGCCGCACTTGTCGCGCCTGTGCCACCGCTCGCAATCGCCACTGTACCCGATAAAAACGTATCTGCGGGGGACAACATTTGGAATTGGGTGCCGTCATAGACCACTAAAATCAATGCGCCCGCTTTTATCATAGCGCCTGATATTGCAGCATTTTGATAATATACATTCTTCACGCCAAGGCCGCTGACGTTCAATGTAGACGCGCCTGATGACACGTTGGCGGCGAGGAAGGCAAACTTCTGGCCGGCAACATATCCTGTAATAGCAGGGCTAGGAGCTATGACGTAAGCGTTGCTAGAGCCTGAGTCGCTGGCAACGTAACCGAAGGCACCCGCCTGGACTTGAGCAAGGCTTACGCTATCTGTTGCGGCAGTGCCAACGGCCATCGTCGTCAGCTTTCGGCTGCCCATGTTAAGGTTGCCGGTTATTGTGGTCTGACCATCTTTAGACACTGATTGCGTTAAAGCTGCCACCAAATCGTTTATCTGGTTGTTGTAGTACGTCTCGCTAATGACAGTATCAAAGACAACATTATCTCCGACTTTGACGTATGTGCCGCTTCCGTTTCTAGCCATTAGGCTCCTCCTGACGCTAAGAAGCGCCTCAATAATTCGCCTTCAAGTCGCCCTGTTGGCTGTTGTGGATTTTGATTAGGCGAAAGTCGCTCCGAAAGAGTTGTCCCGGCTACTGTCCGGGCACCGCCTTGAGTTCCTTGTCCCGGTATGCGGGTTTCTTGAGGCGCTCCAGCCATTCCAGCCCGTGCCCTATTTAAAGCACCTTTTGTGCCCATCTCTGCAAGTTTAGCGGAAAGCATACCTCCCCCAGCAGTTATTGCTGCTAAATCCAACCCTCCAGTCAATGCTGAAGTAACACCCACAGCCCAAGGCATTAGGCTTTTTGACTGTCCCGAAAATGATGGCCCAGCCTTACCAATTAACTTTAGTGCGTTGACTGTTTTTGTACCGTTGGCAACGTCCACAAGGAGTTTACGCTCCTTTGCGGAAAACTGCGACCTCGCTACGTCCTTTTTTAATAAACTCCGAACTTGGGTTCTAATGTCATGCTCTGCACCTGTCACAGCAGTTTCTGCATTTGTGAATATTTTATCAATAGTTTCGCTTTTCTTAGATTGGCTATACAGCTTGTCAGCCTGCCCGAGCTTGGCGACGACGTTTTTCGCATCGCCAGACACCATGTCCTTTTCCTTTAGGGACTTGGAAAAGTCATCTACATATTTAAGCATGATTTTTCCGATACGGGCGTCGTCATTGTCTTTCGACCCCTTCGCATCTTTGGCAAGTCGCCGGATGATAGCAATCTCACTCATCGGGATGTCTTCACCAACGTATTTTTCTATCTCTTTTAGTGCCGCCGACGATTTGCCGTGCATACTTTCTCTGAAGGCTTTGTTCTCAAGGTGCCTGCGCAGCCCTAAGACAGCTTCACCAAAACTTTCTGCCCCAATAACTGCATCACTGCTTTCAACTTCTTTGTATAAAACTTGAGCTTGGTCTTTTAGTGCCTGAGTAGTAGGTGCTTCGGCAATAGCTTTCTTACTGGCGGGTTTAATCAAAGAATGCGGGCTTGTGCCGCCTGGGCCTCTCATAGCAGGCAATCCAGTTGTCACCGCAGCTTGAGTTATTTCCTCTGGCGAGACAGTACCGCCCTCCATTAGATGCCCAGGAGCAAGTGTAGATTTCATCGTCTGGTAGACAAATTCTGGAGCCACCCAATCTGTCCAGTCAACAGTTCCCTTATCCCCAGCCAACGATCCTTTCGGGTATGGTAACATCCCTAACCGCTGGACATTTGGATCCATGCCATATTTCTGCTCGGCGCGTTCGTCTAAATTCATAGGCACAGCCTCTTGAGGCGTAATAGTGCCCTCTCCAGGTTGGGGAGTACCGTCTAGCATATTTTGCCAGTAACCCATTATTTGTACCCCTCATTCTGGAGTATGGCTTTCACCTGTTCATCCGTATAGCCCATCTCCCGTAGCTTATTCCCGCGCTCCTCGATGTCAACAAAGCCCTCAAGCGGGTTATTCTTAACAAATTGCTTCCAACCCTTATCCCCAGGCTTAATACCCTGTTGCAACGCTTGATGTTGGCGCAGCATGAGTTTCCGGGACATCTGCTTGATGCCTTCAATCTTAGCTTCAAACGCTTGCGGGCTATCGTCTTCGCTAAAGGTCGACCTCTTAATCTCAGCCATCTCTTGCGCACCACCAGCAACGCCCGTCGCCCATTTACGATAAGCTATGAATGCTTGGTTTGTTTGGCTAACAAAGGCAGCCCGTCTTGCTGTGAATTGATCCCTCTGCGCGGGGTTCCATTTATTCCACTCATCCATAAATGCGGCCTTAACAGCACCCGGTCGAGTTAGGAACTCAGGTTCGTATAAGGCTTCGACATAGTTCGCGGCATCAAGGCTTTTCTGCCCTGACATCATACCTTTTTCAAGTCCTCCGCGAGTTGACTTTTCAAGACCACCACTTCCTCCACCCCTACCACCCCGAGTTATACTCTTGATAGTGCCATCAGCGCCGAATTGAATGTCCAATCCTTTACGCTCAAGTAGATGCTTAGACATTGCTTGCATAGGATTTTTGTCTAACTTAATACCTTGCTGAATCTCGGGGGGTAGTGAAAAGAACATATCTCTGACGCTTGGCGGCGTAGCCCCTTTTAGCATGTCTTCCCCTGCACCACCTTGAAGACGTTGGTCAACTTGCCCCATCATAGGGCTAACCGATGGGTGTGCGGATCCTTGCCCCTGGCCCTGTGCTGCCACAGGTGGCCCTAATGGATGTGCTACGGTAGACCCTGGAGCAGGTTGCTGCGCCTGTGGCGTAAGCATCTTAAAGAAAATGTCCCGTGGTGACATAACACCTGGGAATGACCGTTTCCCATCTGATACATTGTAGAAGTACCCGTTCGCAGCCTTCTTAACTTGCTGACCTGCTTTTAATGAGGCGGCGGCAACTTCGGCAGCGGCTTTCAGTTTTGCAGCTTCAATTGTCGCAGCCCTAGTTCTGGTCTCTTTATCTAACGCGGCTTTCGCTGTATTTGAACTTAACGTGTCTGTGCGTTCGTTTGCACTGGACAATAGCCCTGCTTTATATTCCCTATCCTCACCACGGTCAGTTAATGCCTGCGCCCGCGACATCTGCTGCATAGCCATAGGCATCGCCATGTTGCCAGCGTATCTATTGCCAGCCATTCCGGGAGAGCTTAGAAAGTCGGTGAGGCGTGTTGATAAATCACGTCCAGGGATTGCCATTGGGCTTGATGCTGCAACTCCAGAACCTCTTAATTCTGATTCAGATAAAGCTGGGGGGTTTATAGCAGCGTCATCAGCTCTGTCGTCGTCGTAAACAGCGAAGGGATTTGTTAAATCTACCGTATCAACCGTGGCGTCGATTTCAAATTCATTGCCTGTCCCCGTGTCTATGGTTTTGGTAGGGTCTGGCCGCATAGCTTCTGCAAAGCCCGTCTGGAACCTTCTTTGCTCTCCAGCATCCATCCCAGCAAACAACCCCTGCAAGCCTTTCTGCAAGGCGTAAGCAAGCCCTTGGGTATTGCTCTTGATGTTACCTATTGCCGCAGCGTCAGGCTCAAGCAACGCCGCTAGGCGGTTGCCTCGACCGTATCTGCTGCCCATGCCGCCAGGAGATTGCCCATATGCCATTTATTTATCTCCTGTTTCCGTAAGCATATCCGCCCGCACCAGCCGCCGCACCGCCAAGCCCGTAAAGACCTTGCAGGTTGGTGTTGTATGTGCTCAGGTTGCCTTGGTATGCTTGCTGGTTTCCGGCGTTTTGCTGGTTGGCAGAAGCGTATGCAGCACCCTGATAATCAGGTGCGGCAATCTGACCTTGTGGCGTATTAAGGAATTGCGGACCTTGAGGCTGTGATCCACTTGACAACGTAGCCAATTCAGATAGAGGCTGGTTGCGTTGCATGAGGATTTCATTGATCTGACGATCTCGGGCGGAGCTTTGAAGACCGAAGTCTCTGGCGGCTTCATTTCCCGCGCCAATATCAGCACCGAGCGCAAAGTCTGACTCTGATCGGTTAAACTGGTCGAAAGCATTATTGTAGCCCTCTGAGCCGGTCACAAAGCCTTGGTTTGCTAGGCTCGTCTCAAGGGCTGCACGTTGCCTGTCAGCTTGAGGGTTGTGTCTGGCTAGGATAGCGTCCAAAGACCGTTGTCGCGCTGCCTCGTCAAACGTCGGAGCGTCTCCAATGCCCGCCAACGTAAACGGGTCTTGCAAAGTATTCGTGACCTGACCAAGTTGGCTCTCAGCCGTGTCAGCGTATTGCTGAGAAACTCTGTTTGAGCTATCAAATAGTGCTTGTTGCTCAGGCGATAAAGTCTGCGTGACCTTATAACGTTGCAAGGGTGCATCGACGAAGCTCTCAGCTAGTGGGTTGCCTGCTGCATCGACCTGACCTGCATTCTCGTCATACTTGCCGTAATTCTCTCGACCTGGACCGCCTGCCCAGGCTGACGAAAACTCGTCTTCAATGCCCTCATACTGGACATTTCCCTGAGGCGAAAACTGATCGACGTTATTGAGGTTGCGTTGGTCAACTGCCGCCTCGCGGTTAAAGCTGGCTTGCTGCGTTGCCGTGGCTGGAGCGTTTACAACGACAGGTTGTGGTGCTTCGGGTTTACTCTTTCCCATGATCTTCTTTCCTAAAAAGCCTGTTATAATCAGGGAGTAGCATCCTCATCATAACGCAGTTGCGTTTTTTACCAAATTGATGAGCTAATATTGCTTCTTTTCGGAAGCCGATATGAGCGTTTACCTTTATCGCATTTTCGTTGTCGGCAGGCGTAGCCGTGAAAACCTTGTAGCATCCTAGTTGCTCAAACGGATACCTTAAAACCTCTGCTATCACCTCTTTTCTAGCCCACATGGGGCTAAGAGCTGCCATACTTAACTGGATCGTTCCGAACTCCGAGTGATAGTCGTTAAAAATAAAACCAGCTATCAACCTGTCATTCGATAAATACCCAATTCCAATATAATGCTCAAATTCATCGACATGCGGAATTAATCCCGCTGTCCATTCCGCTATTTTGTCATCGTGACCATACAATAACATATTAACCACAACCGCGCAGTTTGTACACCTTTAGAGTTGACCGCCTCTGACAAACGTGAAGTTGGTTGAAATCCAAGAAGGTCTGGCAGAGCTAGTGTCCACTCTAATTCTGATGGCTCCAGAGCGACCAGAGCCGCGCACACCGCGCCATCCTTGGTATATCTGCGCTGCCGTGCCCCAGATGCCGACGCCCCAATGAGAGACGCCCCAGATGCCCGACCTCACGGGAGAAGATTGGGCAACGCCGGTCGGCGTCTTGACTTGGAAATCTACATTCATGTCTATCGCAGCGTTTGGATTTCCGTCAGATTCAAAGATAGGCTCAACCAATTTGAAGATTTTGTTTTGAGATGGCGACTTGAAGTAGCTGAACGCCTGTGCTCCGTCTGCCGAGATGGATGTGCCGTCGTCGCTAGTCCCATCGTCAAATTTATAAACAACTCCGTCGCCGCCCCAATACATATTATCGTTCAGAAGACCGTAACAAAGTGAATTAATTCCCGTAAATCTGCATGGTGATCCAGTGATCGTATTGAACGTGTACTGGTACATTGTCGTCGGTGAAATCGGCACGTTGAAAATTAGCATTTGACCCTTTGGATATAAGATAGGCTGCCACCCAAAAACGTCTTTGTAAGACCGCACAGCGTCATTCACCGCCTTTGAAATCTGCTGTGACACAGCGGCAAGCTCTGCCTGTGACCGATCAATAGAAAGGATCGACGACAGTGGCACAAAACCATCCTGAGTAATTAGCACAAGGTCACTACCAGCCTTAACGAAGAACCGCCGACCGATAGGCTTACCAATGCTAAACACACCGATCAGCGCCCATGTGGCGGCGGCGGCGGGGTCAGTCCCCGCGTAAAGTGCAACCTCACCCTCGCTAGTAACAAAGGCACTTACGTCATCGACGCCATCTCCTGAGTCGCGGGTCCAGGTCGCCATGCCAGCTAAATATCCACCCTGCTTGAATACTCCAGCGAGAACAAACTCGGTCGCAGCGCCACTTACGTTATTCACCGAAAGATACCACGCCGACAGGCTATTGACTTCTCCAACCCAAAGTCGCCTTTGATGTATGTTGCCCCAAACGAGATTTGCGGCAGTGAGGCCAGACCCTGTAATTGCCGTCGTTGCCCAGCTCGATCCATTATATAAAAGTGGCGTGTCTTGTCCGTTAAAACATCGGACAAACTGACCCGCCGCCGTGCCCATATTTACAAATTGCCATCTGTTGTTACTGTGGCCTGTCGAAACAGCAGACCCGACCGCGCCCGCCGACGACACGTCGTATAAACTGCCTCCGTTGGCTGCAAACAAAGCGCCAGCACCTGTCAATGGGATATATTCGATCAGGCTCTCAATGCTGCCTGACATGCCTGTAGCGTGGGATGTGTTGCCACGGCGCACGGTTACTTTATCCGTTGATGGAAACCAATTGTCCAATATAACGGCGTGAGTTTCTGGCATATCCGCTAAACTTTCGCGTGTATCCCAACCGCCAACGGGCGGCGGCATTGCAATCGATGATGCTGGTGACTGTGCCATTATTTTTTGATCCCTCTTGCTACTATTTCGACGCCATCTACAGGGTCTAATTCAATCCACCGCATCCCCTTATTATACATATTAACAAGGTCTTGAACTGTGTATTCAGATGTACTCTCTGCAAGGTCTTTATACCTCAGCTTATTAGGCGCATCACCGCCCATATAATTCCAATATCCAGGGTTGTCGAGCATGTGGGCTTTTCCACCGTACACTTCGCCTCCGCTCCCCATCAACTGCATAAGTGACCTAGAAAACGGGGTCGGCTTGTTCTCCATTTTCCCAGGCTCGACAAGTTCCTGCCCCCCGCTAATTGTTGTTGACCTTTTACCCTTTTTTACGCGCCACGTTCCTGGCGGCGCTTCTGTAGAAGGAAGGAATTGACCCCCCTTATAGTTAAATCCATTTACGCCAAGTTCGCCGCCTACCTTGGCACGGCTTTCGCTCATACTCTTACCACCACCACCCACCCTCACAATCAATTCATCTTCGGGAACATCTAGCGTCTCCCAAGGCGGCACTTCCCCACGTTTTTGTGCATCGTAATCCATGCGGGTTTGGGTATTTCGGGCGTTAGCTTCGCCTAAGAGGCGGCGGTATTGTTTGTCGCGCCATTCTTCTGAATTAGCTAGTTTCTTAGCGTGTTTAACTAATGCAGCCTTACTCTCTCCTTTATTGCCAGGATGGTCTTTTATCTTGTTGTAGATTTCGGAGATTATTGCATCTAATTCGCCTGATTGATATGGGCCATCTGTATTGCCGCCCATTCCATGCCCCTCTCTGGCTTGGATACCGTGATCGCCTTCATGCAGCATCACACTCTTAGCTCTTGCGTCCATGCCCTGCGTCAAATTGTCAGGGCTGATGTTCATCATGTGAGTGCCCTGCATTGACCCACTAGGCCCTTCCCAAGCACCCTTGTAGACTTCAACGTCACGCATATCTGGATAGGCTTTGTACAGTTCAGGATGGTCAAGCATCCCCGGCAATGGGCGCATATTATCAAACCCGCTGTGACGCATCTTCGCCACGTCAGGGCCGACCGTTGCCCCACTATCATCAATCTCAAACTTCCATTGCCCGTCTAAATCTTTATATTGAGGTTGCCCCATCTTCCTGGTCGCCGCCCAAATCTCATCACGGGTTGCGCCGTTTGCTTCCATCTTCTTTGCAGCTTCATGGACATCGCTCCTGAATGTCTTGGCAGACCTGCCGCCAAGCATCCGTAGTGCGCCAGGAGGGACTGTAGAGCCAAATCCCGTTGCAGCCATGTCGGCAACAAGCTCTAAGTTTGCTCTGTTGTGTCGTTCAACTGCCTCGGGCTGTGCCGTGCCGCTCATTACTGTCGGCGCGAGAGACATGCCTGTGTCGATGGCTTTCTTGTAGCT